CTGCTTTCGCTTTGCACTTGCAATTCTTCTTCATCTGTAACTTCTTCTAATACGTTAATTATTTCTTCTTCAGAGACTGTTTCGTTTTCTTGTCCCACTTCTTGCAGTTCCACTTGGGGCTCTTCATTGCGTAGCACTTCGCTCTCTGTTTCTGACTCTTGAACGGCATTGTCTTCTGTTTTAGGTTCTGACATGTTTACTTTGTAAACACCATCTTCTTGTTTTGTGTCGATACCAGCATCCTCTAAAACCTGTTCTTCACGTTCTTGGATGGTTGGCGTTTCGTTTTCGACTAAATTTACTTTATAGTCTGCCATGATAAAATATTATATAATTATTAAAAAATTTATTTAGGTTCAAATGACCCTAAGTCAAATCCGCCTAATACGTCATTACCTGCGGATTCAAAGTTTTTTGGCCCAGACATTCCTTTTCTTTGCTCTATTAGCTCGGATTGCTGTGTTGCCTGTATTTTTGTACGATCGTCTTTACGATCTTCTTTATACTTCTCTTTATCTTTAATTACGTTTAATTCAGCGTCTTTAAGCGCCATATTAAGCTGAAACTCTAGCTGCATTAGCTCTTTCTTAATTGCAGCCTCTCTTTCAAGCTTGTTTAAATCAAATTCTAATTGAGCTCTATTGATTTGAACTTTTGATTCTGCTGTAGCTTGTTCTTTCTGCATTTCAGCTTGCGCCGCTGCTTGTGCTGCTTGTGCGTTAGATTGTGTTTGCGCTTGGATATTTTCCATTTGCTTTTGTCTATCTAACTGCTCTTTCTTTTTTCTTCTAAGCTTTAATAGCTGATTAGCAAGCTTTAAATTCTTAATTTCTCTAATATCAATTGCATCCTCAAGATATATTTGATCTCTTTGTAATGCTGCTTGTATATTATTCTCAAGTTTTTGCTTATCCTCTTCATCTGGTGCTAATTCTAAGAATATACCAAAGTCATGAGTATGCAGGTCACTTATTTCTCTCAATGTAGCAACGTTAAATCTACCAATACCTTGCACAAATGCTTGTGAAGTATTACCATACTCTAATACGTCTGATATTCTTAATGATATAGCTTCAGCTGTTTTTAATGTTAAGTATAAACCAGCTTGTAGTATATGTCTTGTGGCCGTATTTGAATTAGCTGCTGCAAGTTTCTGTAAACCTACTAAAGAATTAGAATCAGGCGCGCTACCATCTCTTGCTTCGTTTAATCCAGTTACATCTCTAATCATACTTAAGTAATAGTTGTATGAATTAATTAAGCTGGTCAGTTTTTGGTTACCACCAGATGATTGTAACTCTTGGATAGGAACTTTACCGTGATTGAATTCACCATCTTGTGTCATTGATCTACCAATAACAGAACCAGTCTGGAAGTACATGTTCAATGCTTCCTGCGGATTATAATTTGTTCCGTTACCTAAATCAATTTCAGCAATACCATCAGCATCTAAATAAACACCGTCTGGCACCATTCTTGATAATACTTGTTGTATTTTTAAGTGAGTTAATTGTATCATGTCAGCAAAACTTGTCATTCTACCAACTAAAGATTCAATTTTACCTTTATACATTCTAGGGGCTACAATATTATAAGACATCTGTACTTTTGTAGTATCAGATTTTGGTCTTGTCATATTTTCAGCAAGCTCCCATTTAAGTAATTTATTGTGACCAATAATTTTTGCTCCACAATATAATACCTCAATTGTTCTATTTACCTTTTCAAATCTTGATCTCGCGTCCGCTGGCGGATTAAACTGATCAGTTTTTTCAATAGCCTTTTGAGCTCCTGAAGCAGTTTGCTTGATCTTATAAACTTGATTTTGGAAACTTTTATACTCAAAATATAATACGTATACATGATTCTTATCAGTTTGATCAGAAGTTGCATACGACTTATTATATAGTAAAGAGTTACTGCCGGTTCCTTCAATTTCTTTTATATCTTCTTCCGTTAAATACGGAAATTGCTTTTTAAGTTCTACTAAACTTGTTCTTCTTATTTCTCCTGCATAATATAAATCATCAAAATAAGGAGATTCAGTGTATGAATGCACAATGTCAGCTGGATCAACATATTCTAATTTTATTCCTTCTGCTGTATTGAAAGAGTTTTTAGTAGCCGCAACACCAATAGTAACAAGATCATATTCACATCTTTTCTTGATTAACGGAAACTTATTATAATCAAACACATTATTAATAGCTTCTTCTTCTGCTATTTCTATAGCTTGCTTATAGCTAAGCTGCATGTGTAAGTCTAATTCCTCTTCTGTATCAGGTAATTTAGCAGGATCATTATTAAAAGTATTAATACCTGTTTTTTGTTGAATTTCAAGCTTTCGCTGTTTTGCTCTTAAATCCTTAATAACACCTTCAACATATTCTGTTCTTTGCTGAATTGAAGCTGGGTCTTGAGAATATGCTTTTAGATCAAAGGATCTTTCGTCAATACCGTTTACAACAATATCTACAAATTTTGGTATAATAGGAACAGGCTTCCAATCTAAATTAAGATAGGACAAATCACCATTGATAGATAATTCATCCTTGTACTTTTGTATACTCTGTTCGCCTCGAGCGTATAACCTTAATCTGTGGTAGTTATCTCTATTAGCATAAAAACGTACGCTACCAGAATCCCTTTTAAACCATTCAGATTCTATAGCTTTAGCAACTTCCATACCATAATCGTAAGACGCTTTTGTTGCGTCATCTACTGCCTGGCTTGGAAATACGCCGCTTGGTAATACTTTTGACATCTATTCTATTATTTTTGAAGTGTATCCGTTGTTATTATATTTTGTAAACCCAAAGTTTAATGTTCTTGTTGTTCTTTGCTGATGAGGTGCATATGCATTTTTATTACATGCCATAATCGCTAAACCCGAACTAATTGCCGCATCAAACTTTGTTCTGTTATTTATATCAAATTTAGCCCAGTCATTGAGCGTTGCATTAAAATATACGTTACCGTAATCCCCATCTTCTTTTACACCAACATACTTTTCTATGTAAGCTTCGATTGCAGCTGCGTGTGCTTGCCTTATATCTTCCGACGAGTTAGGTATACCGCCTATTTCTTTTTCTGTTATAGATAACTTATTATATGTTTTGTCAGGTCGGTTCATTGAAAAACCTCTATAACCTCTACGTTTCAAATAATAAAGTAATCTTGGTTTGTTATTCTCAGCTAATAATGGCATACCGTAAAATACAATTGCCATTAATACATCTTCAAAAAACATTTCAGCGGTTTGTGGTCTGGCTATATATTCTAAAAAGAATGTATTTGGCGGAGCATCTTCCATACTAAACTTTGTTAGCCCGTGAAGCGCCCCCTTAGAGCCATTACCGCCAACAGTACCTGATATATCATACGAGTCACACCCAAATGCTCCCATATGTTCATTACCAGGGTACTTGCCGCCTCCTTTTAGTATTACACGATTTTGCAAATTTATAGGCGGAATCCAAGATATATTAAACCTTCCATTGATATTTGGGCTAAATATTACCTTAGAATCTTTAACGCCATTCTCCCATTGGAAGTTTCCTCTAACTAAAACGCCGCTGCTTTTTAAATCTTCGTTGTAATCTATTTGTTCGTATAATTTAACCAAGTTAAATATACTATTCTTTGTTTCATCTCTAAACGCATGCTCTTCTGTTCTTGGGAACTGGCGGTAAAATTCATTAAGACCATCTTGATCTTGCTTTAAACCTTCTGCTTCATTATCCCAATGCTCTATTACCCCAATATCAATACTCTCTCCCAACGGTCCTTCAACGGGCTCGTCTGGGGTATCGAATACAGGTAATCCAAAAGCATCAATGAATCCTTCGTAGTTCCATTCCATAGGTATGAACAAACTATATAATCCACTGCGAGTTTGTCCATTGCGGTTGCGTTTTGTGACGTCTGAATCATTGTAAAGTTTTTTAAAGTTTTCACCTCCTTTGTCTAGCGCATTGGATGTACTACCCATCATACATTTACCAATGATACGACTACCTAATCTTAAACATGTTTTTGTTACACGCCAGTTGTTTAGAATATTATCTGGCCTTTCCCATTTACCACTTTCATCATGTACTAAAAGTGCGAGCTTCTCCCCATCGTACGAGTTGTCTCCTGTGTTCTTCCAGTCGATTGTCGTATCAAGCCCCTCGAGTATCTCCTGCTCTTTTGTCTGAATTGATTTCTTGGTAAGCTTTGATGCTGGTACCCTATATGCCAATTCTGACTTTGGTCGATCCATACCGTCCTGAATGGGTTTGAAAAAGAACGGGTAGTTAATTGATATTGGTACAACCTTGTCAGTAAACATTTTCTTTGCATCGGCTCCAGTCTTGGACAATATACCAAATCTAGCATCTGATGTAATTGTAGCAAGGTTAACGGTTTCGGAGCTTGACATAAACGAGAAACCAGAACGTCTGTTCTTGAGGTAGCACATTCCGTAACATCTGCTATCTGCTTTAACTGCTTCCCAAAATATAAAGAATAATCTGTTTGCTTCACGAAAGTCTGGGTGCCCAACATCAATCTTGGTCCACTGCAAGTACATGTAGTGAGTACCAGTAATATAAGTAGGCTTGTCCTTGTTAAAAAACCAAAAACCATTCTCACGCCTATCAAACTCTTCATTTATATAGTCTTCCCATTTATCTTTAAAGTCATCAGGATAACTACGCCAGTCAAATACACTTTTAATTTGCTTTAATTCTTTTGGATATTCAAATGGTTCCCAACGTTTTTTATCGTTGCTATACACATTTTCTTCCTTAGGTAAAGCTATTTGCAAATTTTGTATATCGTAAATCTCACCTATTTCTCCTGTTTTGCTTAT